CTTCACGGTAGGAGACGAAGAAAGAGCCTTGAGCGCCGTCACTAGCTTCAAGCTCACTAGCAGTGGCGATGGAGTTCTCGAAATACTCCCAAGCTCTTTCTTTATCACTTGCCGCGGCACGCCAATCAAGCGGCTGCGGCATTCGCTTCCAAACCTTCACGGGCTTCATAGGTACTTCACCTTTAATAAGGGTGGCAAGTCTGTTACGCATAGAGCCGGGCACCGAACCCATCTTGCCGTTGGATGGGTGCCCAAGACCTCCCAGCTCGACCGGCAGCTGCGGCCACCGGCCGTGCCTGCGCGCCTTGGCACGAACAGACTTCCACAAGACACGACAAACTCTGTCCATCCGTCGCCAGATGTAAGAGTCAAAACAACTCGTGTCGATAGTACCATCACCGTCCTTAGCGAGCGACTTAAGCGGAACCGGTTCAAAGCAGCGGTTCTCCCTGAACTCTGGGAGAACATACATTTCACAGAAGAGCAAACCTCTGTGCCCGATAAAGGTCTTCCGCCTATGAAGCCCGCTACCTACGATTTGTGTTCTCAACTCGTAGGTAAGGACCGATTCTGGTGTGCACGCCGATCCGACGTCGTCTCCGCAGATGACGGTCTTCAAGCCCAAGGGCTTTGCACACCAACCGTTAAGAAGGGAGAGGATGGTAAAGGAACACGGGGTTCCCATAAGTATCCCACGGACCATGGGAGCCAGTACGTAAGTACGGCCATCTTCACCTACTTCGGTTTCGAATCGCTCCTCAACCTGAGACCTCTTACGTCGTGGCAACTCGTCGAGTTTGTACTTGACATAATGCAGCCGACGGCCGACGCCAAGCGTTTCGGCCATACAATCAACAGTGTGGGGGTCCAATCCCGCACGCCTCAGGCCGCTCAAAACGGCCCGAACTGCATCATGAGCAAACCCGTCTGTTGCCTTGGTGAGATCTGCGCTAACGAAGACCTCACCCGACGCAAGACCCATCGTGGCAAGGCGTTTCTTCGCGTCATCAGAGCCTCCGAAGAGGCGAGGATCGGACGAGGAAACAACAGGCCACGTCCGCTGACGACAAAGGTCACCAGCGGCAAAGAGGTCTCCAGGAGGGACGGTAATTATGCGACACTTATCTCCCTGTTCTCCTATAGCGGTTGCCTTGTGGACGACTTTAACATCGTCCGTGTGGGCTGCCTGATAGAACGCCTCTATAGCGCGTATTGCTGGCAATGCGCGCGACGCCATCAGTTCACTCAGCAACCCATCGCTAGGGACAACAGTCTGTCGCCAGAGCTTGCGCCCAAGGAGGCCGAGCTTCGGAGCGAGCCCCTCGAAAGAGGCCCCCAACAGAAACTCAGGGTCTTCCGCGCGTTTGTAGATATACGCGTTATACCCGCCACGTGCCTTGGGGCACTCGCCGACAGCGTGATTGGAGATAGGTGCGCTTATATGAAGCTTCTTCTCATCAAACTTCCCTCTGACTACACCAGCCACGTGCCGGGTGATCTGCTCGCAGACACCCGCGGGAACATGCACGCGGTCAGAGAGAAGTTCCAGATGGTCAAACATAGCAGAGGAAATGGTGCGTGCACTGGGCTTTGGCAAAGCACGAGCGAATCTGGTGAAGGCCAGCCCGCTCAAACAATCTTTGTCCGTGCATTTCCGCAACCATCTCTGTATCTTAACTGGAACACCCGGAACATACTCGGGCCGCACATCCGACAAGACGTATCCTCGGATCGACACCGCCAAGTCCTTCAACTTGGAACAAGTGTTGTGCGCCCCATCCCGTCGCAAGGAACGGGCGAGCCATGTTCGGGTTCTCCAGCACCCATCTTGATGAGAAGCACCAAGTGCGTTGAAGCCAATCCAAAGGGCCTGCCAAACCAAACAAGCCTCACAAGGCTTGTCTGGGCCCTTTGGTCTTTTACGACGCCTACGCTCGCTGGGACGACTGGTGCCGCCGGGCTTCTTACCGAAGCCGGACGAGCACCGGGACTCACACAAACCAGCAATGCCTAGATAACTCGGGAGAGTTTTAGGCACGGTGGCTGAATAAG